GCGGGAGACGAAGGTTCTCGCCAGTTTCAACAGTTCGGCATAAGGCAAAGACTTGGCGACTCCTTGGTAATTTATGTGCCGGATATAAACCAAGGCTTGGGTTTCTGCCATCTCATGCGCCTTCTTGGATCTTGCCTTGCGCGTCCGTGGTGGTCGAGTGCCATTTTTAGTGAACGGGCTAGTCCAGTGACCCCGGATTGCATTTTTATCGGCTCGTTTAGTTGCCACTAAGGCGTTCAGCACCCAGTTCCCCATCAATCTCGTCATGGTCCGGCGAGGATCTTTCCCCAAATCCATCTCCCGCGACACGTAACGAGCAACGGTCTCAGAGAACATTTCATTGACGACCATGAGATTTTCCATTTTCTTTTATCTGGCAGGACACACTTTAGGACACACTTTAAGAACGGCTTCCTTTGATCTCAATCCAGTTGGCAAGATGGCTCATATTCTTGACTGACTCGACCTGATAGGAGATTGCGGCGTTTCTGGTCGTGGACGTTCCGGCATAAAAGCGACTAGAGATAGCCGGAGCAATTCCACCTGGCATGTCCGTCAGCTTTACGTGAATGGTGACTTCTTCCTGAGGTCGATGCAGGAATCCGCCCATTGGCATTTGCGTATCATCCTTAGTTGCAGTGCTGCCGAGACAGCTTACCGCAACCTCAACTGATCCAGATGGGAACCAAGCCGTAAACGTCCCCGCCGCGATGGCCAAGGCTCCAACAAACCGACTTGCGATTGCTCTTTTGAGTAGGTCCATGGTAACAAGAAAGCCCCGGCCCGGTAAGTCCGAGCCGGGGCGGCGATTGGTGCGGGGGAAGGGAGTTACACCCTTTACTAAAGGTTACTCCCCTCCCGCAGAGGGTTAGCCGATGATGACTGCGAGATGCTCTGGCTTGATCACCGTCATCCCGTAAGCGATGGCGACTTCGTATTTCACCATACGCTGACCGGGCCACATGCAAAGCTCAAAGCTGATGCCGGTGTTCGGGTCAGTGATCACCATGCGGTCTGCGGCTTGGTCGTTTGCTTGGAACTTAGGCAGACGAGTGGCAAGGGTGATTGCGTTGCGGCTCAGGGCGAGGTTGCGGGTGGATGTCCCGAAGATCGTCATCGCCTTGGTCGCAGCACTCATGGCAACCTTCAGGCCGGGTTCGGCAATGGTGATGGTTCCAGGGGCAGCAACGCCAGAGGTTACAACGTATTTGTTGGCGTCTCCGGCAAAGGTTACGATGTCTCCAGCAAGGACGGTGCCGGTGCCGGTGATCAGCGGGATGGAAGTGGTTCCAACCGCAAAGCCAGCAGCAGTGGTGGTGTAGCTTGCGCCAGTTCCGGCAGTGACAGCCTGAACACCAGCAGACTCGCGGACATCGAATCCGTAGAGGTTACCAAGCACCCCGTTACGAAGCAGGTTGGAATCACCGGCTTCATTTACCTTGAACAGGTTGGCGATACCGCGAAGGGCAACACCGGCAGTGGTATCAAGGATCACGGAACGGTCGGAACTAGGAGCGCCGTTATCGTCGAGGATCTTCTTGGCACCAGCAAAGTCAGCCAAGATAGGAGCGGTTCCGGCAGTGGTTCCGATGGCGCGGGATGCACCGTTTTTAGCGGCAGTGCAAAGGGCCAATTCCATGGCGTTGATGTGCTTGCGGAACTCTTGGGCGAGTTGATCGCGCATCAGGTTTTCCATCCGAACGCCGGTATTGATACCGAACTCTTCTTCAGCGGTCCAGTTGAAGCCGGAGACCTTGTAGTTATCGATTACAAGGGATTTGGTCCCGTAGGTAATATCGTTCGCAGCCGTTACGGTCATGGCTGGGGTGATATCGCCAATCGCGTTGCCGGAAGGGACAACAGGCGAATAGATCGTCTGGCCTTTGGCAATGGTATCAGCAGCAGCATCCACGTTGACGGCGGAAATCAATCCGGTCAGTTCGCGGGAGACGATATCCAGAGCGCGGTAAGCGACCGGGATCAGATTGGTAAGCGTATTAGCCATGGTTTATTTTTGTGAGAGGGGTTATTCGGTCAGCTTTCCGCCGGATTTGGAGAAGTCGGACTGTTGTTGGGCAGTCAGTTTGGCGAAATCAGAACGAGAAAGGATCTTTTCGTCAGCAGCAGAGGCATCGACGGCAGGGGCTTCATCAGCTTTGAATCCGCTGGCAGCAACGATCTCGACCGACTGACGAACCACTGCGGCTTGAAGGGCTGCGGCTGGATCGGAGGTAGTCGAATTAGGAACGAGAGCTTCGATTGCAGCGAGGGTTGCGTTGGCGACTTCTAGTTCCCCGGTCAGGGCGGTTACCTTGTTGGTAAGATCCAACGCATTAAGAGTGGCGGCATCAAATCCGGCCTGAAGCGAATCAAACTTGGACTGGAGATCCGCAAGTTCCAGAGAAGCATCGACCGGAACGGCTTCAGCAGGTGCAGTTAGCCCAAGATGGGCGGCGATCCGGGCAACAAGGCCAGCGGATGGAGCGGGAATGGGAGTTTCTTGGGCGGTTGCCATGCCATTTACCTTACTGTCAAGCACCAAGAACGGCCAAAAGATCATCCAAGCTGTGAAACAAACTAGCATCGTCCACCATTCCGCGAGGCGCTGATCTGGCATCCCACCATGCGCCAGTTGATGCCTCCTCCAGATTGAGCCTTCTTCTTGATCCCTTGAGTTGAGCTTGGAACAGGGAATCTGCCTCATCAACGTGCCTTTGCATCTCATCTGCTTGGGCTTCAGTCAGTGTTCCGTCTGCTCCGGCGGCTTTGAGCGG